GGCTCACCTCGTCGTCGAGCTTCGGCCGCTCGCGCTTCGCGCCCGAGAGGCCAATCATCCGGTGCTCGAGCACGAGCGACATCGCACGGCGGCGCTTGTCCGCCACGTCCTCGACGGACGAGACGTGTTCGCCGTTGATCTGGCCACTCGAGTGCTGACGCTTGCTGACCTGATCGAGCATCTTCAACTTCGCCTCCGTGTAGTCCTTGGACGCGAGCACGATCGCCTCGGCCTTGTCCGGGTCCAGCCCCATCTTGACCGCGAGCTTGCGCGCCTCCTTGGCGTTCTTGATGCGCTCCTCGGCGAGGCGCTGCGCCCTCTCCTCGACGTCGTCCTTGCTCTTGTCGTCCTCCGGCTCCTTGCCCTCGTCGCCCTCCGCGAGCTTGTCGTCCTCCGGCTCCTCGCCCTCGGCCTTGGTGTCCTTCTCGTCCTCGTTGAGGTTGCGGCGCAGCGTCATGGTCGGCTCCTGCAGTTCGTCCTGGGGTCCTCGCGCCGACTGTGTACGCGCGCGCGGGTCCGCTTGAATGGGGGTGAAGGACAGCTCGACGAGCTCCCAGTCGATCCACGTCCAGAGGTCGGGCTTTCCGTCGCGCTCCTCGATCCGGGCGCTGTAGGTGAGCGCGCCGATGCTCACCGAGTCGATGAGTCCCGCCTCGATATCCTTCACCAGCCACGCGATCTCTTCGCGTGACGAGAACCGGCACTCGCCCTCGATGCCCGCGTCGGTGACCTTGATGTCCTCGAACTTCCCGAGCTGGCTGGCGAGGGCGCCGAGCGGGTGATTGTCGAAGATACCCGCGCGCCACTTGTGGTCTGCCATGAGAGGCACACCGTGACTGAGGCGCGTCATCCGCATGTGCTCGGGCTCGAGGCTGAACGTCTCCTCGATGCGCTCACCGAACCACGGGTCGCGCGGGTTCTGGGCCAGCCGCGAGAAGCCGCGGTTGTAGGCCACCACTTTCACCGCGCGCCGCTCGGCGTCGAAGGTCTTCGGGACGAACTGCACGGCCCAGGTGGTCGGTTTGCCGTCGGCGCCGACGGTCATCGTTCGGGGGCTCATGGCTTCTCCTCTGGGGTCGGCTTCGGCGGGTTCGAGTTGGCGGTCGCGCCGCGGAAGGACATCAACGCCGGGTCGGCGTCGAGCGTGAGGCCCAGCTTCGCGAACATCTCCCGCTCCTCTTTGAGCAGCAGGAAGAACTCGCGCGGGTTCCAGCCCCGCTTGGCGATCTTGTCGGTCAGCAGGCCCAGGCCCGCGCGGGCCTCGACGATGTCGGCCACGGCCTCACGCTCGGGCTCCGGCGAGGGCCGGCCCGGCACTGCCCACTCGGCCATCACCGCGGCCATGCTCGAGTCGCCAACCATGTAGGCTCCGAGCTGGCACCAGTCCCACAGGCGCTGCATCAGCTGTGGTATCACCACCAACCACTGGACCCGGTCGACGTAGCCGTCGAACTGGATGCGACCCGCCTTGTAGCTGGTGTAGTTGACGTTCGAGAGGTCGCCGCTCAGGTCCTCGTACGTCATCTGTACGCCGACCGCGATGCTGGTCAGGATGGCGCGCTTGTAGGTGTCGTAGTTGGACGAGATCTGTGGCGTGTGGAAGCTGACCGCGCCGCCGTTCTCGACCGTCAGCACGGCACCCGGGGCGAGGTCGCCGACGAGCTCGCCCTCGGCGTTCAGCACGCTTGGCACCAGCGGGATCTGCTTACCGGTGCTCGGGTCGACGGCGAGCTCAGGAAAGGCGGTCTCGATCGGGGGCGGCGTGGCGATAGCGACGACCAGCGCCTCGGTCTTCTTCCGCACGAGCTCGAAGTTCTCGTAGTCTTTGATGTCGCGCTTGGTCGTCAGCACCGGTGCGAGGAACGGGACGCCGCGCAACTGTCGAGGCCGCAGGGGCATGAACAGGTGGATGACATCGACCGCGAGCACCCGCACCGATTCGAGCGACACCTTCAGTCCGGACTCGCCGGGGTGGTTCCGCCGGAACCAGTAGGCCACTCGCCGGCCTCGCGCGTCGAGCTCGATGCCTTGCCAGATCCGCCCACCGGCCTCGGTGCGCTCGAGCGTCTTGGAGTCGTCGAGCATGTCGCTCTCGAGCAGCTCCACGAAGAACCCGAGCTCGGCATCCTTCGCCCAGTGGCGACGCGCGAAGACCTCGCCGTCGGCGACCAGGGCGCGCGTGGCCAACAGCGCGAGGAACTCGAGCGTGTGCTGCCCCTCGATGTCGGCCACCCCGGCCCGACAGAAGTTCTCCCATGCCGCGTTGGCTGCCGCTTGATCGGCGTCGCTCACGCCCTTCGCGCGCGGCACGATCCCGGGCGCAGTGCGGATCGTTGCGCACCAGGTCGCGCACGCGGGCGCGCAGAGGTCCGATCGCGCCCTGGCCGAGCGTGTTGGGGCCGACGTCGCGTAGGGTCCAGTCCGCCCGCATGCGCGAGCGCTTGGCCGCCTCGTAGCCGGCGGCGCCTTCACGCCCAG